GAGGAAACCGCGGTTTTCCCGCGGTTTTGCCCACTACAGGCTGGGACTCCGGAGATCTGATTTTTCTAGAGCCAGTAGAGAATAGCACATTTCTGTACATTTCATCCCTATTCCTGGTTAGTCCAAACCTCTTTTCCCCTCATTCAACTATGGCATCAATGGAGTTGGAGTAAAGCGTCTAGTATTAAAACTAAGACGTTTCTCCCGGACCTCGGATCTATTCAGGTCGATCTCCATTGGACACAAGCCCTTGTTCTCCCTACGGTTGAGTCTCTCTCTGACTAGTCGGTGTATGTTCTTTATTACACTCCATCGACGTCGATCTTCGATATACTTCTCACACGAGAGGTTGAGAGTATCGGTCGTCATATGGAAGCGCTGATCTACATGCGCTCGTACTAGTGTTCCGGATACAGGCGCCGTTTCACCGTGGCGCTCCAAGTGCTCATCCCATTCCTCAATAGGAATGAGTTCAGACTCGATTCCGAGTCTCTTCGACACTCGTGCATTCTCTGCTCCAATCATCTGCAGAGCCTCTGCTCGAGTTAGACGCCTCGAAGTAGCGTCACAGTACCGTTCTGCTTTATCAGAATCCTCAGAAAGGATCTGAACAAGAACGGAGTCGAAGGGTGAGTAATTATGATCCGGACGTGGCATAAGACCTAGGCCACCAAAGGTTTGTGGGAGATAGTAGGAGACGTGTTTATCTCTACCATTAAATTCTCGGTAGAGTCGGAAGCGGTTGATCTGCTTCTCGTTAAACCATCTCAGGGCCCGATCACGCTGTAGCTCAGTAACCTCATAGTCTCCCTTTAGTTGTTGTAAGAGACCGGCCGCGCGCTGTGGAATAGTAACTCTCCACCTCGTGTACATCTCCAGCCTGGTTCCTTTTTGTTGGAACTCTTGGAGTTTCTTGTTCTTAATAAGAAACTTCTCGTAATCCGGCTCCGGAAGATCTTCAGGAGCTCGTGCCTTTGTTATGGCATGGCTGAGATATTGTGCGCGGTGTTCGTCTGTTGATACGTGTAATGACTTGAGCGACTCAATATAGTCCGAAAGTCGTAGATCTACACCCTCTGAGGAGGATCGAGTTCCTCCATAGAGCAGACGAACATTCAGTTGCTGAGTTTTCTTAACCTTTCCCGACCGAGTTGTTTTGTATAGTTCCGAATTGATCACTAGGAATTTCTTCGAAGTGTAGTTCTTCCCTAAGGAGAACTTTAGTCCGCACTTTGCTGTCACGTCCTTCCAGATTTTGTAATGTTCATCATCTACACATTTGTATAGAATATCATCTCCGTTTACCACCATAGGCAGGTCACGAAGTTTGAACATCTTTCCAGTCCGAATCTCGTAAGAGGTCCGGGTGGCTGCCAAGTTGATAGGCAGAGAACTGGGAAGGAGGTTGGGGAACCCATCAACTGTCCCCAACACTGACGAGCGGATTCAATTCCGGAACTTTCGGGATAATCGAGCTTGTGCTTAGTTAGGCACTCGTTTAGGATAACCTGATGTTCAAAAGGAATACCGAGAACACGACCGATCTCAGCCTGGGCCTTCGAAGAAAGCCAAGGGTTTAAGAGATCAGTAGCCGACTCGTAGTCGCCGGACACGAAGAAGGATTTCGGAGTGCTTTGAACCCATTTTGATGGGTCCATCACGGTCTCCGATAGCACTTCCTTTGTGCACGGTTTCCCGATCAGTTGACAAGAAGGATGTTTTCGCATCTTTTTATGGATGACGGCCTGCCAACGTCTAGCTAGATGATATTTAGCGTAGTTTCCCTTTGTGATTGTCCTAACCTTAAATGCCTCAAGCAACGGTACAACCTCGGCTTGTACAGAATCAGCATCTCTTCCCCAATGTTTCTCTTCAGCATCCCAATCCGGATTGCAAATAATATCTGCAATTTCCTCCCTCGCCCACCACACTGCATCCGTCAAGGACTTCAGACAGTGATGGCGAACAATGGGACGGGGCCAGCCCCTAGTGTAGGGGTGGTCAGCTCTTCCGGACATGGACATATGAAGGGCTTGTTCTTCAGCCCAATCATAGTCATCAGGGTCACAGGACCCGTAAACAGGTTCTACAAGGTAGTCCCTGCTGGGATGAGTGGCGAAACCGAGAAACACTTTCTCGCCAGAAAATCGGTGAAGAAAGGTGTCCTTGCTGATCTTGATCTCCCTGTCTCCCTCAACTTGGTAACAAATGTCACCCATAGCCCCACCAGAATAGCGGGGACCGGAATAGGAAGCACCCAACGAGCCAATACGACTCGGTGGAGCAGCCTCAATTTTCCGTGGTTTGCGTCCGAAGATTTCTTCAACGGCGCGGGTGATCGAGTTGTCCATCAGTTTATGGAAGACCTTATCATCACAGTCCAAATCTTCAAAGGGATTCGGCTTGGGTACGCACAGGATGTTCTTGTGCTTAACCAAAGCTTGTTCAATCATCTGGTAGGATGGGGCCAGAGAACCGGCCTTACCTTGATAGAAGTTATAGAAGAATGTAACATGCTTCGTAACTCCTTTACCGGACAATGCCGCGTAGCGACAGAAGTTGACCCAGGAACGGGAACGAAAAACATACCTGAAAGCCGAGAGGTCCTCAAACCAATCGGGTTTCTCAGGTAGTTCGTCTTGTTCCATGACAACAGCAAGTTGATATGCCGTATAGGTCTTCAAAACCTTTTCCAACAAGCCTTTGCAGGCAAGCGCCCAAAAGGCGCCTACAGCATCGGCAAGATCTTCGTTGGAAATCCGGTACCAGTGATCCCTAAAGGACTGAATGGGAGAAGTTGCTTGAGCCTAC